TCAACAGTTGTGTTTCCTGACACAACTGGAAGTACCGTATTCGCTGGCACAGAGGGCGCGACCTCTATTGGGCCTATAGGATTACTGGTTGAAGATGCATTACCCTGACTATTGGTGGCCGTCACAACACAAGTGATAACCCAGCCAAGATCACCAGCACTAGTTACATAGGTATTTTGATTTGCGCCAACATTAGTGGTATCACGCTTCCACTGATAGCTAATTACAGGCGCTGGATTACCAGACCAAGAGCCGGGGGAGCACGTAAGAGTAGCCACTCCAACATGCGACCCAGAGATAGTAGCTGGGGCAATATTGACAGGGGCAGTCAAAGCCGGGGGTGTACCAGGCTTCTGCATCCAGATTGGTATATACGCTATACCTATGCCAATGCCAATCTTGGGCATGTTACCACTGCCTTACCATAAGGGTTGCTGTGGAAGCCGCTTTCACTTTAACAAACCGCTGAACAATAGTGCCCCCTGCTTGAGCTGCAAACGTAACCGTCTGCCCACCTTCAGTAATAAGCACCACGTTACCAGCCCCGCCAACATATACAGAACAGCCATTCTGCTCAGTTGTGTCAGAAGGAGTAACAGCAGCCGCGTTGGCTGGAATTTGATCATTAAGGGCCATGGTAGTCTCCTATCCAAACCGTATATTACGAACTAAGGGCGTTGACCCCATGCGAACTTTCTTAGGATTCTCATTCCAGGCTTCTAAAGCCTCGGCATAATCAGACTTCCATACTGGAATGCGTTCATCTTCGATCATATAGGGAGCCGCCGCTAAGCAGGAAGCCGTAATTAGCATATCTGAGCAGTTGTCAGTGAACTCGTTGTTGTCAACCGTATCTGACAAGTATTCTACTGTCTTGTAATACTGAACGGATAAAGAGTCGCCATCGACAAGTCCTGGCTGAATTCCAAGAGTACCCGCCCAGATGCGATATTTATACACACCAGTAGCACCGCTGTCATTGATGAACGTATACCAGTCAGTCATTTCATTGCTAGGTATAGCCTGCACAGAACCGTACCCAGCAAGCCCAACATTATGGATCTTGTTGAAGTCTGGGATGACGTCAGCAAGTACAAACTGTGCACCTGGGAAGATCGGACCCGCTGTCGCGATATTTAGCTGAATGCGCTCTTCCATGAACACAGCCATCAGCTCTCGGTTAAGCCTGAGCTGTGCTAAGAACAGGAACTGCTGTATTTGAGCATCAGTGTAGTTGTCAGCGCCAATCCAATCACGGACGCCATCCAACCAACCCTGATAGCCATTGAACATGCTAGGCATAGCGTGCTGTCCTAAATCTTGTCAACGCTCATGAACTTCTTGTTATCCTTGAGATACTCGACAACATACTTATGGGCTTCTTTCGTATTAGCCATAAGATTGATACCTTTTTCTCGCAGTACTCGTTCCACTTCAAGAAGGGGAATAGAACCAATCTTACGCATGGTCCTGTCCTTGGTCCAGCCATTGTTACCATTGCTGCGCTCCAAGGCCATTTCTTCAATAAGCGGCTCGACATCCTCAGTACGCTTAATATAAAACATGCCGGTACTATGATCGAAAGTTTCTTCGACCCAGCGATTCATCAAAGGATCATAGTACCGAGACATTATGCTTTCACCGGAGCTGGGGGTAGAGTTGGAGCCGATACCACATGAGTGGTCTTCTTCGCAGGCTTTTCAGGCGCAACTGGAACAGTGTTCACAGCTTCATCATCTTCATCGGCCATTGCTGCGTCGCCAAGACCAAGAGCATACTTAGCCCAGTTGTCTTCAGCATGAACACACGTGCCAGGATTGTAGAACACGTCATAAACGATGACGGCTTTCTTAAGAATTACTTTCATAGCCCATTCCTTTGCTTGTTGTAAATCCGGGGAACTGTTGAACGAGGCATGTTTACAGTTCCCCGGCTAGTTATCACCACAGGGAGGAGGTGATTACGAGATTGCAGTAATGATACCGTTGGCCTTTTCGTTGCCAACTTCCAGAGTGCCTTCCCACTGGATCAGCTTGTTCTCAGTGTGGCCAGTGCGGGCCAGTTCGAGCTGACGGGTGGGCTGAAGCTCAGCCAGCTTGCAATATTCCGGGTCAATGAACAGTGCCGATGCCGGATTCGAGAAGCGGTTCGGCACAATCTGCACCTGACCAAAATCCGACTCGTACACGTCGATCGCATTAACCAACTTCTTGGAATCAGCTTCCTTGTACTTGGTTGCGTATCCGTTGAAGGTCTTGCTGATCGTGCGCTTGGTCGCCGGTCCAACGATGACATACTTCACTTCGCCGCCCTGAGTCCAGCAGGACTGCATGACAGTGTTGAAGATGTCTTCAGTGATTCCTCGCGGAGTACCAGGAACATGGGCCGCATTCGGATAACCATCAGTGGTTCCCGAAAGCGTTGGGGCAGCGCCAGTGCTTGCACCACGAGAAGCATTCGTAATGATAAAGGCTTCGAAGCCAGCCATGTTACGAACAGTTGCACCCGCCGCCGAACCCGGAACAGCGGGAACGTTGGCAAGGAGATTGGCTTCCTTGTCACGCTTCAGTGACTTCATCTTCAAGGTGATCTGCTTGGCGAACTTTTCGATGTTGGCCGCACCATTCACACGCTGCGATGTATCCGACACCTTGACCACTTTGTCCATGATCTGGGTGTAGTTAGACCGACGAGACGCCACGTCAGGCGCATCGACGTTCGGGGCATCTTGGCCTTCTGCAACCGCGTTGCCGCTGTCAATAGCAGAGAGTTCAAGCAGGGGCCATTCATGCTTGATATTATCGGCACTATTCTTGCCGACAATAGACGACAGGAATGGCGTCTCGGTCGGGGTGATCATATTTTCGGCATCCGAGAGGTCTTCACGGATGGTTTTCGAGTCGTAGGTCTCGAGGGCATTGGCTGCGACAGTCATTTGACTTATCCTTTGATTGGGTTTGCATCAACGTGTTGAAGCATGGTGCCCTAGCTCAAAGCTGTCGTGGCTACTTCGGTCGTGTAGTTTTGCTAAATCTGTGTCACCGTGCCGAAGCACGCCTACGTCATTAGCGTTTAGCTGATTTCTTAGAATTCGTGATAAGGAACTTGGCAACATCATCAACTTTGCCTGATGATTTTGCCTTCTTATAGGTATCGAGTTCAGCCTTCTTCTCCGAGGTCATCGTGGACCTACCAGCAGAAGAGGCTGGACGAACAAGAGTTTTCAGTGGGTTCTGGGTCGTTTTCATAGTTTCGGCCTTTTTACCCGCCATCAAGGCACGATACTGCATGGCATCATGAAGGACCAACATCGCGCGATGGTCAAATACTTCATCGATTTCCTTAGGCGCAAAGCCATACGAAACACCGGCCTCTACCAACGCAGCTGTAAGCTTTTCCGCTTTCTCTGGGATTGCCAGATCCGGAATCTTTTTGATAAGAATCTGAGCTTCAGCCTTAGCTCGTTCAGTCATCTGGGCATTCTGAAGGTTCTGATGTTCCGCCATCAGACGCTGCTGCTCCTGAGCCAGCTGAGAGCGCTTAGCATCAGCTTCAAACTTCTTGTCGCGCTCTAACAAATAGCGGCCGGGGTCACGAGCACGAAGCTCATCCCAGTTGATATTCGGCTCAACGTTCTTGGCTATAATCTCATCCAGCTGTTTAATACGCTGTACCTGCGCTTCAATGGCCTGCATGTGATATTGTGACTGCTGAGCTACCTGAGTACGAACTTCCGTCGCTTCCTGGAGACGCTTCTCAATGGCACCTTCCCCGGCATAGCGCGCCTTAAGATCCTTAAGTGAAACCTTCTTCGTTTCACCGTCGACAGGCACATCAATCTCAATTGAATCAAGATCGACTTCCTCATCGTCTACTTCTTCGGGGGCCTCGGCTTCGGCTTCGATTTCTTCGTTGGCTTGAACATCGTCGTTCTCCTCTTCAGTTTCTACAGATTTTTCTTCGTTTTCCGTAGCAATAGGCTTGAGCGGAGTAGGAACACGCTCAGGCTTAGCAGCCACAGGCGCAGTATCCACAATAAGCGATTTAGCCACCGCATCTACAGAATTATCATTAACGTCCATGTTTCTTAGCCCTTACATCGTTTGCAACTCTAACAATTTCGCCCCGAAGTTCTTCAACCAACTGAGCCTTGATATATAAAGCATTACGTTCCTTTTCGTCAGCTGTATTGACCATCTTAAACGCAATCTCTGTCTTGATATTATTAAACAGAGTATCAAACAGTGGGCTATCCGCAAGAATACGCAGCTCGTTTTTGGCTTCTTGAAGGGCTGCCTCACTGAACATCGTGATAACTCCCATTTACACGTTGAGCAGCGACTTCAGCTTCAGTATTCTCTATTTCCTGTTCCGAAAGATCCACTTTTTTCGCATCGATTACAAAGTCCATGTCATTTTTGTCACGAACACGATCATCTTCGAGATACATCTTGGTAGTCTCAAGATTCCGCTTACCAACAGCCTCGACCAGCTGCAGCTTAAGAGACTGAATCTCAGCCTGGGACTTCTGCTGCAACGCAGCTATGTCGGTCTGATACTTTAGCTGATTCTTTTCAGACTGAATCTTGTTGAAATCGTTCATAGCTTGCATCTGAGCCATTTGGGCATCTGCAGCCTGCTTCTGACCCGCAGCGCTTGCGGCCTGAGCATCTGCATCCACCTTCTGAAGCACTTCAGGCGGAACAAACGGGAAGTATTTATTCACTTCATGAATGCCAGATAGTCGGAGCAGCGTGGCATACGAATTTCTAACTTGCTCGTACCCACAAATGGGATTAGACATACCCAACTTCTCAAGCACAGCCTGCTGAGCAGGTATTACAGAGCCAGCAAGGATAGCCTTCTTCTCTTCGATGCGGCCAGAACCCATTCCTACGTTGCACTTGAGGCTCAGCTGGTCGTGCCAAGTGCAGGGGTCGACCAATTTGAAGTTCGCGCCAACACGGATGCTTTGCGGCTTCTTAAGAACGTAGATAGCAGTTTTAAGAATGCACATGAACATGGCTTTTAAGCCAGTTTCACCGATATTCCTAGCCATCATTTCAAGCCTGGAATCAGACCCCGACACTGAAGCCGCCGCCGCAACCGCAGTGGTGGATTGCAGCTCATCGCCGCTAAGACCCTGCGATAGTTTCGTAATTCCCGTACGCGCTTCAGCCACCTCGTTCATGTACTGCAGCACCGGAAGGGTCTGGCCGGCTACGAAAGGAGTGGCCAATTCTTCAATCTGACCCATTTGACGGGCACGAATAATCGCGCCAATCTCACCACTCAGAATGTCATCCATGTTAACAGCAGTTTCATTAACCACAGTACGTGGGCTGTTAACAAGTGCAGTGTTATCAACAATACTACGAAGAAGCGCAGTTTGCGCATCCTGATCCTGAATGGAGTCTTCAGCCAAACATATGGGATGAAGTACATGTGGCTGTATTTCTGATTTAAATATCGCAAATGGCGCAAAATTCACAGGCTCGTCAGCGAGAAGTTTGTACTTTGTTCCACCAAGCGACAGGCGGCGAAGCTCGGCCAATCCATCGCCGTCGCTGTCTATACGCAGATAGGCTTCGGTGAAAGTGACCAAACGTGATGTTGGGTCGATATTAGGACTAGACTCATCATCTAAATCTATAGCCCGGTCTTCTCGTTCACCTTTTTCAGTGGTATCGTCGTCAAGATCAAGGTCTTTCAATTCGTCGTAGCTGAAACCCAGGGCAATAAGCTCGGCTATGCGCTTAGGAGCGCGGTGCGCAACAATATAAGCGTCGTCCACGCACGTCGCGGTCTGATTAATAAGAAATTCCTCAGGCGGAATCGCGTGCAGATTCCACTTGGTTCTTTTGGACTTCCGCGTGACTATCGTTTCAGTGTCTGAGGCTTCCGTCGGTACTCCGGAGATAGCGGACATATCGGCACTGGCATCATAACTGGCCTGTACCGGAATTGTGACTTCTTCCGCTGTAACCTTGACTATACCAATTTTAGCCTTTAAAGAGTCGGTCGAGGCTTCAATAACAGCGAGATATCCGCCATGCTTTTCATAAATATTATTGCAGAACTTTGTTGTGTCCGCACAGATAACTTGATCTTCCTCATCGTCAGACCAGAACTCTATAATGGTATCTGTTTGCGTAAAGACGCGCGCCACTGACGGAATAACTGACTTTACAGCATCTCGCACCTTCGAGACTACAATCTTAGACCGCCCTTCGGTCTGAGGAAGTTCAGTCTTGCCCTGATAATATAGGTCTGCTGTTTCTCGATCATCCTGAAGTTTCGACTCCATAAAGTCGGAAGCCGCATCCAAAGCATTTCCGGCGACCTTCTGCACCTGCTCAGGCGTCAGAGGCTTCAGCTCTAGCGGCTTGATCTTGAATTCAGATACTAAAGGTTCGCCAAACATCAGACGTATGTTCCTTCAGATGCCCGGTGAAGTGGTTTTTTCCAGTCGCTCTGCTTACCGATGCTGGCCCCGCTAATGACGCCATATTGATATGCGAACGTTAGCACGAATGCGTCAGCAATGTCCGGAGAACGCAGCCCACGGCGACGCATGTCGTCCTTTGATTCTGCGCGCATCTTGCCCGAGCTGGTGTAACTTTTCTTGACTGAGCAGAGTTCCGCTGTTAGCGTTTCTGTTTCTTTGCAGTTTACAAGGTTGCATGATTTAGCTTCGAACCAGTTCGCCGCCGCCAGCCACAGTTCGTCCCGCATTCTAAACACTTGGTCCGCCATCACCGAGGGCGATTCCGACACGTTGATACCTACAGCAGGGAGCTTGAGTTCCAACAAACGATCAACAACGCCTGCTCCGAGTCCAATGACGTCCACGTATATTTTATCGGGCTTTTCAGACTCTGTGCATTTATTGTATTCGGCCACGACGCGCCCTGTGAGTTCCATCAGGGACAGCCCGTTATATACAATGGGAGCGTCTTTCATTATTCGGGGATATCTCTTGACCAGACAGGAACGGTCAGTACCGTACCGCGCAACGTCCAGGCCCCAGATGCATCTCTCTTTACCGTTTGGCTGTATATCCCGACCAACGGCGGACATCACGGAATCCGTCGACATTAGTGCTTCGCTGTCAGAAGTCGGGAATTCGCCCATCACGCGTATTCTGTACACGTTGGAATCTATTCCGTACTCTTTCTTCATTTCCTCCACCCATTCGGGCGACACAAGAGAGGAATCAGAGTGGCTGACGTGCATCTTGTAGAACCCGGAATCCGGCGCGTGCGAACGTGCAAAGTACCCGGTGGTCTTCGTGGGGTTCCCGGTCAATATTTGCTTCGCGCCTTGCGTGGACATTGCGCCCCGCGCGACTTCAAAGATAATGTCGTCGACGCCGCTGGCTTCGTCCACGACGAACAGTAGATTTTCGGAGTGGAATCCCTGCAGGGCGTCCGGCGCTTCCTTGCGGCTGGTACGCGCAGAAGCGAAGGAATCGCCCCCGCCGACCAGCTCTATGCGGTCGGACTTCACTACGAACTGGTCTCTAATAGCTGGAACGGCCTTTCGCAGCCACAGCCGGACTTCCGCCCACAACACGTCATACAGTTGGTTGGAACTCGGCGCCGTGCACGGGACTTTTACGGGGTAGTGGGTCGACATATACCATATAATGGCCCATGCCAACATCGTCGTTTTACCTACGCCGTGGCTTGACCGAATTGTTATTCTGTCATTTGTGACTATTGACGCTAACGCTAGGGCTTGCCAGGGTTCCGGCGTGGCCCCGAACACGTCCTTCACAAACGCTACGGGGTCGCTGCGCCATCTTACAATTGCGTTTTGCGCCGCCCTTAGCTCTGCGGTGGGATTCAGCATTCGCTGTGCTCCAGCACAATCGGGGCTTCCAGTCGCGATGAAGGCATTTGGCTAAGCACTTGCACCAGGGTGAAGCCGATTTGTGGGGGCGGCGCTTTGTCTACGCCCAACAGCATGGCCCGCCGTTCCATCGCTTTAAACACGACGCCCGCTGCTTTGTCGCTGCCTTCCAGCGCGGCTGGCATGAACACTTCGTCCAGTTCCTCCAGCTTCAAGAGTTCCGCTTCACGCACTACGTTTATACGGGCTTCATCCGCCGTTGCAGCGCACGCGCGAGTTATAGCGGCTTCCACGCGCTTTACAGTAATTCCAAGGAAGTCCGCTATATCAGAATGCGCATATCTAGAATACGACATTCTGAGAATTTTGCGCGTCTGGGTATCCATGCCGCCATTATAGCACACGAGAGAACGGCTGTCAAGTATCAGTGACGGCCACACATGGCATATATGCGCACGACGCATGACGCGAGGGTTGACAGCGTGTACGCGTCGTGATATGGTGGGGATGTATATGGCACGATGTCATGCGCAAAATAGAAGGGTTAGAAATGACATTTTTTCCAGAAACCAGAATATGCGGGCAAATTTATGAAGATACTAGAGATAAGTTAAACGAAGAATTTAGGGGTTGCGGCGGCGAATTTAAAATGTGGTCCCCTAGCTGTTACTGTAAAAAATGTAACCGCAAAAAGAGAAACAAAGACGGCGCCCCAAAAAGACTTAAAAAAATGGTGCATAAGTGGATTGAGCTAGATAAAGTTAGGGGCATTTGTATGATTAAGGACTGCGATAAACTAACCGACAAATTTGATATGTGCTCACGGCACTACGTTGGTTATAGAGAATTGTTTCAAAACGAAGAAAAATGACGCGCGGACGGCGCGGACGGCGGGCGCGGACGGCGCGGACGGCGCGACCATACCATACGTATATACACGTAACATGTAACTCTCGTATGGGGCGCGTATATGATATACGATGGGGATACGCGAAGTTCCTGTGTCATGCGTGGCATATGCCGGACGGCCATCCGTATGGTCGCGGGCGGCATATGGAAGTCCACACACTAGA